TTGTATGAAAAAGTTTTTAATTAAAAGTTTCTGTTTGTACTATCTGTAGAAAGCACCAGGATGTAGCGAAGCACACACTGTTGACAACCAGCAGCTGTGTCGTTACAGTATGCTCAGTGATCAGTAGATCACTCCATCACATCTCAATAACATGAAGATCGACGACCTCCGCTCCAAAGCCTTCGACACCGCCAAGCTCTGGGCAGCTTGCGACGAAGCACTCGCTCAAGTAGACGAAGCCTTCGGCACACCATGGCAAGCGTCTCGCGACACACTGAACACGTCTTTAGCTATCGCCGACACCAAAGGCGTAGAACTAGAACAGTTCCAAGGACCTGAATCTCCATTCAAGTTCCCTGAGATCGGGACTCAGGTAATCGTTCGCGTCAGTCGGCTTCCTGTTCCATGCGATGAACTGGCGAAGCTTGACATCCGAATTGAGAAAGCTGAGCGAGAGTTGAAGCTGCTGAAAAGCAAGCGCAAGAGTTTGATTGAGCAGCTCAAAATCAAAGGACTTGACTTCGTCACTGAAAAAGTCACCACGGCCTACAAGCGCATCACCAAATGAGTAACCCTGAAGTTTTTATCCTGCATTGTTCTGTCAATGCTTCCGTGCGACAGAGCGTACAGATTGCTTTCGAGGACTACAAACTGCCTCCATCAGTGATCGATACGCTCAAGCGGGCTAACGCTTTGTCAATCAGACC